GCTCTTGAAGGAGAAATTCTTTTTAAACTTAATTGTTGTCCAATATGTGACCCAACTAAATTTTTATAAAACTTATATTTTATTTTATAAACACCGGCTGAATATCCCAACTCTCTTAAATGAATTCCGGGGTTCATCCATAATTTGTTGTTAATAATAAAAATGCTTTTATTCCACTCATTTTTAAATATGATTACGGCAGACTCTAACATTTCATTTGAATTTATATCATAAACATAAAATTCAAAAATGATTTTATTTATGTCGTCTTCAGGATTTAAATAGCTCATCAAGCTGCCACTTGGCACTTCATAAAGCACTCCTTTTTCGACTAGACTTTGTATGTTGTTTGTTTCTGCCATTATATACCTTCCTTTATTCTCATTCTAAATTGTTTTATTGCCTCATTGTTTTGAGAATCTTTAACCTTTATTTTAAATATTTCCCAACTATCTGCAGGCACCGTGTGTTCATCTGGTATTCCACTTATCCAACCCTCTGGCAACAATGTCAAACCTGTTGGCAAATAATTAGCGGGCACCAGTGACCAAACATATGGTGGAGCACCTCCGCCTGCAACCAATTGCTTTTCATAATATTCATCCTCAAATCCATTTTTCAATGTTTCAGGCGTTGTTATTGTTAAACCACCGCCTCCGGGACGTTCTTTTATAAGCAATCCAATAGCTTTATAATCATATTTTCCTAGAAAATCTGTCACTTTAAACGTTATGCTTGCATTAAATAATTGTGTAGATATTCCACTTATAACTCCTGTTGTTGAATTCAAACTTAAACCAGCAGGCAATTGATTTCCACTTTCTACTGTCCAAATATAAGGAGGAACACCGCCTACAGCATTTAATGTTGCACTGTAAGACTCATTTATATATCCTGCAGGCAATTGCCCATTAGTTATTGTTGGATTCAAACTAGCACTTCCGCCGCCCAATGTTTCTAATAAATATTGTATTGTTGCTTCAAGATAAATTATTGATTCTTGTAAAGAGCCTGTCACTGTTTTTAATTGCTCAACTTCGATTTGCAATGATGAATTTGTGCTAATTAAATAGTCATATTCTGATTGACTTATTATGATTGCACCCGGCGGTATGTCAGCAAACTGCACAGTTTTTTCATCTGATGAAACTCCAAACTCCTTAAAATCAAAATCAAATATCTGTCCCAAGTAAGATGATGTATAATAAGAATATATAGAAGATCTTTCTATAAATTGTGAAACTTCATTTATAGCATGTTGAGAACTTGTTATAGAAATTATATTTCCATTTTCATCTCTTATAGGTTCTAATGAGCTTGTGATATACCTTGTATAAGTGTTGTTATCTAATATTTCCATTGAGTAATTATCTAACTATTTTAAATGATTGAGGTATTTCAAAAACCTGTTGAAAGCTTCCGCTCACAACTTTTATTTTTACTCTGTAATATCTTTCGGGATGTAGACCATTTAGCTTCAAATCAAAATAATTTCCATTAGCATTACAGCTCAACTTTGTTGATCCCGTATCAAATGGAATTATTGTTTCTTCTGTCTGTGAATCAACAATTGAATAATATGATGAAGTTGGTAAATACCAATCTACATTATAAGCATTTGATGTTACATAACTTTTTGCAGGGTATTTTGTTCTTGAACCAACTTTTAATCTTATGATGTCTCTATTATTATATGTTGTTTGCATTTGTTTTATATACACAAATAAATCGGTTGCGTCAGATGCTGTCAATGTTCCTGATGCAAATACAGAATCATTCCAAGCAGCTTCTAATTTAGGATTATAAATTGTGTGAGTGTCAGTAGAATAAAATCTAATAATTCCATAACTAGTTGTATTTTCTTCTTCTGATCCTGTTCTTTTTAATAATAATCCATTGTTTGGATATGAACCACTTAACCAGCCAACAACTATGCTCGTTATATCAGCTCTCAAATCCGCCAATTCATATGTGTAATGCCCACTATTTTGAAATTGATTTTCATCACTCCAAAGTTTAGCTATGCTTTCATTTGTAATTAAAAAATCGCTTCCTGTATTTGCCCATTGTAAAAGTGTTTCACCGTCTCTGTATAACCAGCTTGCACCATTTTGTCTAGTGACGCTGTCATATCTTTTGCCTACACCTTGAATCCAGCTTGAACTAACTGGATAAACGTATAAACTTGTTGTTTCTGGTTGGCCTTCAGCTGAACACACATACATATTCAAATAAAATCTAACATCTGCAGGAATTTCACCACTCACAATTGATCTTGAAATTTCTGAAATATCAAAGTTTATTAAAGCTCTTGACAATAAAGTTCCTGACACCACTCCAGTATAGCTAGCAGAATAAGGATTCTTTATTATTTCTAATATTTCATCCTTACCAGTATTTTGATCTATATTATCTGAATATAGTGTTGCGTCTTTATTTGCGAATATAAAATGATGCATATTATTTCTCTTTTATTTCTTCAGGATGGCCATTACCATTACCATTTAATTTTTTTTCATTTTGAATTTGCTTTATTATATAACCAGCAACCGCAAATTGAGTTGATGCCCATAAAACAATTTCACCTGTGTTTATAGTAGAATAGCTTTTAATTAAGAAAAATATCATTCCCCATTCAGCTATAACAAATGCAACTCCAGATTCTACTCTCTTTTTTGAAAAATAAGACGGTTGATCTGAATACATTTTCATTATTTCTTTAAAGAACCACTTTATATTTTCTATAATTTTCATAAATTTCTCTATTTAACTGTTATTTCCCAATATCCCAAATGGCTTGCAGGTTTTATGTGAATACCATATTTTTGAATATTGTCAATAATTGATTTGTATTGTGCTTTATCTTTTTTATAATAATCATTCAAATAAGAAAAAAACCCGCCTATTATACCTGCTCTATCAGGTTCAACTCCATTATAAAAATCTGCTCCCAAAGTCTGCCAATTGTCATTAAAAAACATGATGTGCTTATCTGTATTATATTCTTTTTGAACTCTTTTAAGCTCATATTTTAATTGAGATGCAACACCCTTTACATCACGTGTATAATCATATTCTTTTAGTAAATTTTTAAGTTTCATCTTCTATCTCTTGTAAAATTAGTTACTCTTTGTGATTTTTTAAATTTGCCAACTTTTGCTTTTTTAGCAAATGTTTCTGGATCTATTTCATAATTATGTTTTTGCAGCAATTCTCTATAAATTTCTTCCATTCTTTGTAATGTTTCTTTATTTGGAAATGGTTCTTTTTTTAGTTTTTCGTATTCTGCTTTAAGAGAATTTTTGTCCTCATTTATTAAATCTTTTAGTTTCATGTCTCTTTCAATCCGAGATCGTCAATCATTTCACTGACATATTTATTTTCTGCATCCTTTTCATCAAGTTCTAATGTCTGATGTTGTTTGCTATAATGATAATTAAAGCTTTGTCTATCCAAAAAATTCAAGAAATTTTTAAGCTTTGAATCATTAACTCCTTTTGTGCTAAATTCTGCTACAAACCGTGGTTGCTTTTTCCATGTTGCTTCTTGTAAATTATACTGTTTTATAATGTTTGACAATAAATCAGACTTGTTGTTCAAAACATCAAACCACTGAGACTTAAAAGGGCCACCTGCTCTTGTTCTATCATGACTATGTTTTTTCACTAGATTTTTTATACGAGCAATATCTGGTTTTCTTACTGTTCCTACATTTTCACTTTCTAATTCTTTATAAAATTCTCCTTTACCAATTCCAGACTTTACGTGCTCATTAGAAACAGAGAGTCTAAGATCTCCATTTGCTTTCATAAACAGGAGAGCATGATTTATGCTTGAATCATATTCCCATTGCCAATATGATTCATTTGAAGCAATGAGCTCTTCATCATTCTTTGCATATTTCTTTGCTATGTCGACTGATTCTTTAATAAGGTCTTTTAATTTAATTGTCATTTTATTCTCCTTAATACATGGTCATCAAGAACAGATATGGTGTCACCATCATATACTATATTAATAAAAGTTTCATCCATATCTTTGTCTGCATTATCTCCTTGGTGTGTAATTCTTTCTTTGCCAACAACTTTTCCAACTGTCTTTTTCTTTGATTCTGGGTGGATGAATTCTACTGAGTCACCCATTTTAAATTTGTAGTTAGAGAAATTGTTATCCTTCTTAATTACAACCTTTTCTTTTATTAAATCTTTTAATTTCATTTATTTTTCTCTTATTTCTATATAGTAAATTGAACCGATGCCTGTTGCTCTTTTAACATCTGTCACATAAAATTGCTTATTTTTCCAAACATTATTTAAATATGCCTCAAGTTGGTTTTCATAAAAAGCATGCGGTAAATGAATTTTTGCATTTTTTTGATTAAAATTCAAAACTTTTATTTTGTCAGGGCTAGTTTCTGTTGCATATTGAAGAGCTTTTTTAAAATCACTCATTGATATTTTATCTTCTTTTATTAAGCTTTTTAATTTCATTTGATTTCTCTATTTTATAAATGATGATCTGGGCCTGTATAATTACCTTCCCAGCCCAATTTATGAACTCTTACAATATATTTTGCCAAATCTGCAACTTTATTACTCCCCAAATATCTGTTCAATATTTTATAATTTGCCTGATGATCTATAAATCTTTCTATTTTTTTTATATCTTTTGTTTGTAAAACTTTTAACCACTCTAATTGAGTTTCACGATCTTCCGGCATCCAATCAGCCATTTTATAATATGCTTCTTTGGTTCCCTCTTTTATTAAATCTTTCATTTTCATAGATGTGCTCTCCTTCTGATAAAGTTTTGGTATTCGTATTTTCAATATTGACTTACCGTTCACGGTTGGCGAGCCAAACTCATCTTCACCTATACTTTTAACCACTACTTTTTTATTTTTCCACTTACCGGTTAAAATAGTGTCCCCGACTTTTAAATCTATTTTAATCAAATGCTATATCCACTTACAGTTAATATTAGTTGTTCTAATTCTTGTCTAAGATGTTTTAATACTTCTTTTTTTTCCTTATCATCATAATCAACTCCCAAATGAACTCTAACTTTATGCATAAACTTTTGTATTTCTCTGTCATTTGAATTTTCTTTAATTATGTTTTTCATTTTAATTTTATTCATCATCATCTCCCTTCCACCATTTTTTTGCTTTGTTTATTCTTGCATCACCAACAAATTTTCTAGCAAACTTTTCAATATCACCTTCTTTATATTTATTGGTTTTTCTAAAATGAGAGTCCCATGCAATCAATGCATCTCCAAGCTTATTCATTGCACCAGAACCACCAATTATTTTTGCTGAATAATCTCTTGGCAATTCAGCTAAATCCTTTTTAAGGAACAAATCAAATGTTTTTGATCTTTCTTCTTTTATTAAGTCTTTTAAATTTATTCTACCTTCTTTGAATTTCTGATTCTTATACCAAACATCACTTGAAAAATCATCAATTTCCTTTTGCTTCTTTGCATATTCTTTTGAATATAAATATTCTCCACCGTGCTTGTCAGCAAAAGTGACTATATCTAATGAGCCTGTTTTTTTATTAAAATCTTTGTGAAATTCATTGTCCCAATCTTTGTTTGTTTGAGCATCAACATATATTACTTCACCTTTTCTTAATTTTGGTATGGCATCATTCCATGTTGTAAATTTAGTTGCTTTCATTAAAATCTCCTTGCATGTTTATAGCCTTTGCCGTCATATGCAACAAAAGCTCCAGTTGGATCTCCTTTTACTTTGCCGTGCTTTTTTAAATCACTTAACTTATCAACCTTGATAGTAGCTCTATCACCAAAATTACTTACAATTTTATAATATTGTCCAGATAATCCTTCAAGTGGCCCATCTTTTACTGTCCAATAAATAAAATGTTGATCTTGAGGTTTGAAGTAAAATGAATCATAAAACATCATACCTTTAAATTTATCTTCTTTTATTAAATTTTTCATTTTTATTCTTGACTCATAGATATGATTTGTTAACCAAATGTATATTGGGCCTTCATATTTTTTGCCATTCACTTTTCTTTCACCCGTCCAAGATCTAAATACTTCAGGTGATACTTCTCGCCATCTTTTGTGCTCATCATAAATTTCCAATTTTGCATTTTTATCAAAATTTATTTTTAATTTTATTCCCGCAGATATTATAAACTTATCCATTTTATTCTCCCGGTGGCGGCATTATATTAGACAAAATCATTAAACTTAAAACTATAAATCCAACTGCTGCAACTGCAACAATATAGCCCGTCTTGTCTTCTTCAGTAATTTCTTGTTTAGTCTGAGTAGAATCTGATTTTACAGTTTCTATTGCAGGTGAACAAGCCAACATTAAAAACATCAAAAATAAAACTATAATTTTTTTCATTATCTTGCTCTTCCAAATATATCTTTGTTTGGATATTTAACTTCAAATATGCTTGGATCTAAACTTGTATAAACAACTCCATCTATTGTTGCTGTTCCAATATCATAAACGTTAACTGAATAATCTACTCCTGTGTTGTCAAATTTATTAATAATTGTGACATCTGAAACTGTTCTAACTCCTTCTATTTTATCAAGTAGAGTATAAATTTCAGATAAAACAATTGGTTGACCAATATACCAATTTGTAATATCAAAATATGTTTTCAATTCATCAATACACTTAATTACAACTTCTCTTTTGTTTACAACATTTGGATATGTTATAATTTCAAACTGAACTTGAATGTTTATTATATAACCATCTTTTATGTTAACAGCATCTGTGACCATACGATATTGATCTAAATAATTTTTTAAATTACTTTTCATAGCTGCATTCAAGGGAACTAAATTTCTATTTGAATCATAAGCTAAACAATATGCGTTCAGAGCAAGAGTATTTGGTATTCTTATCAATGGGTTAGTAGAATCTCCGTATGCAATTTGTTCATCCTGAATTATTTTTACTTTTGCAACTCTTCCATATTTTGGGTGCATTGAAAGTATTCTTGTTTCATAGTCTTCTGCAGTCACACAACGATCTTGTGCTGCAAAATATGCCATTGCATTTTGTCTGATTTCTTCATTTGATTCAGCGCCACGTGAACCAACAGCCGGAATTGTGTTTGAAGCTGCAATGGATGCTTTTACTCTGCTTACTAAACCTGCAGTCAACCCTGTTGTATCTAATTCTATTTGTGCACTTGAAATTATATTTATATCACCAACAGGTCTGTTTGCTGTTTGATCAGTTCCTCTAACATATTTAATAGTCAGTGTTGTATTTGCAGGAACTTGTCCATACGTTCTTGTATTCATAAAGTTTCTTGGATCTACAGGACTGTTGAAATATGTATATCCAATATTGTCTGGATTCGGAACCAATATTTCATCTGTATATGCTGATGTTCCTGCTCCAAATTGTAATTCTGTTCTATTATCTGATCTTACTCTACGAGTAAATCTTTTTGCTACTTTCTTAAATCTAAGTAAAAAAGGAACTGTATATTTGTATTGTGAATATTGTGAACTTATTTCTGTGGGCACGTTGTCCAAAATAGTGTCTTGAGCCAAATAAGGAACTTCATACCAAGGATTTCCATCTGAATCTGTAACACTTACAATATCAATAATATCTTCATCTGGTAAAACTATTTTATAATATTTTTGTGGACTCCCTACTGTATATTGTTTTTCTGTAATTATTCCAGAAGATGCAGTGACTTTTTTCTTCAATAAAAAGTATGTGACCTCATCACCAGCTGCATTTGTTTCAAAAATTGTGACCTCAGTGTCTTGAGAACCAGATTCTGCAAAATCAATGACTTCATCAACTCTAAATGCAATATCTGGATTTATCTCAGATGAAACTATTAAGTCTTTTATTTTTAATGCATATCTCCAGTCAGGTGCAAATGGAAACCCTGTTGCTGGAATTATTTGATAAATATCTAAATCTGTATAAGAGACTCCTGCCAATTTTGGAATATAACTAAATGATTGAGCAATGTTTACTATGTTGCTTCTATTTATTGCGTGTTGAAGCATTGACTCCCTTAATTGAGTATCAATGTATAATGATAGCATATCGGCTACATAAGAAGTCATTTCTATAAACATCATTCCAACTGATGAATCAGAAAAGTCTGAATATTCATTTGGAAAATATATCTTACTAAAATCTATCAGAGCATTTCGTGCATCAGAAAATCTCTTATCGAGATACTTTACATCTTTTATTAAATTTTTTGTTGGCATAATTAATCTTCATCTTCGGCATATTGTAATTCTTGTTTTATTTCAGAATCCTTTAAGCCATATTTTTTTAATCTATTTTTTAACTCTTGAAAACCCTTGGTTGTGTTTCCATACTGACTATAAACATCAAATGCTTCAAATTTAACTTTTTGCATTTCTTCATCACTCAATTCATCTGTGTCTTCTTTTATTAAACTTTTTAAATATATTTTACTTTCCCATAAACTATCATCTTCAGCTATTTTATCTGTTAATTGTTGTTTTATGTCTTCCCACTCATTCTCTTCTAATTTTGCATTTAAATTAGTTTCTATATCTTCTCTTTTTTCATCCATCCAAGTTCCAAGCGTTTCAAAAAAATCTTGATTATCGTCATTTTTAATTGCTCTTTTTGCGAGCTTTTTAAAGAAATTTTCATTTTTATTATATAAATCACCTAATTTATCATGAGCTTTATTTATTGTCTCTGGTTTATTTTTTTTTGTCTTTTTGTTTTTTTGTTTTTCGTCATCTTTTAAAATTTTAAAAGTATAATGCCAATCTCTATCTTCAGGATCCGATCCATAATAATTCTTTTTGTCAAATTTTACTATATTTTTATCTAATCCAATTTTTTGTAGCATATTTGTTAATTCTTCTTCCATATTTTCGTTTGATTTATTATTATTTGGATATGTTTTAATTGTAAAATCATTTCCTTGATAATAACCTACGCCTTTTATACGATCATCCATTTTTTTTAAGGGTTCTGATATTTTAGTGGCATTATAATTGTCTATATTTTCTCTGCTAAAAAAATTATTAAGAATTTTATTTTTATCATCTGATTTTTCTATATTGTTTTCGGGTTCTTTTTTTATAGAAGTGGTTTTTTTAGATTTAGAATATTTTTCCTTCTCTTGAGCTGTTCCTATAAAAAACTGACCTCCACGAGGACCTGTTTTAAGTTTCTTGCCCTCAGGAGCCTGCTCACCTTTTTTAATATAAATTTTGTGTTTATCTTCTTTTATTAAATCTTTTAACTTCATTTGTTTTCCTTAGTGTGGTGAATTCTCAATATAGTCAAGCGACATACCATTTTTAAACCACATTATTTTGCTTCCTAAAAATGTATTTATATTACCAAAAATCTTATAAGCAATTCTTTCACCTTGCTTATAAGATGCCGCAATTGTCTTTGCATCTTTTACTTTTTCAGGGCCATAATTTATATATCTATTCAATTTTGTATGAGCATCACCAGCCGCTTTGAAATGATATTTTTTTTCTACAATCTCTATAAATTTGTCTATCTCTTCTGAGCTTCTGTTTTCTTTTATTAAATCTTTTAATTTCATTGACTGATCTCCAAATTAATAACATCTTGTAATACTGGATTATTTTTAAGTGCAAACTCTAATTTAATTTTCAAAATGTTTTGATCTGCATTTGTATTAAAATCTGAATTTATTTCTAAATTATTTATTGTAACTTCAGGAATATATTGTGCAATTTTTCTTTCAATTTCATTTGATATTAATTGAATTTGATCTTTAGTAATTTGTTCAAACACATATCTATATAATCCTAAACCGAAATTTGGATTGAATGGGCGTTCACCGGGCATTGTTTTAAACAAAACATATATTTTACTTTTAACTGCTGACAATGTGTCAAATGTTTGTTTGAAGAAGCCAGTGTTTCCTTTTATTATTGGATAATCAACATTGATTGCTTTTGCCATGCTCAATCCTAGTTTATTCTATTAAGCGGTTTGTTTCTAAATCTTTGTGCTTTTTCATCCATTTTAGATAATAGCTGTTTGTAATTTTTATTTAATGCTCTTTCAAGATTAACCGTTGCCATAGGATTTTGCATAACAGGGTTGTGAGCACCTTCATTTTCAAATAACATTCTATCATCTACATACTTAAATCCATCGTCTCCCACATATTCTTTCAAGTTTGTTTTTTTGTCTGTAATAAATTGTGCATTCGTTGGAATGTTGTTTCTCATATTACTTACAGCATCTGGATTGATGTCTATTTTTACATTTTTTCCGAGACCTGATGCAATATTCTGAGCATATAACATACTTTCATTGTTAATTCCCATTGAATCCATCAATGCATTTCCAGTAAATCCCCCACCAGAATCAGGAACATATGGGGTTGCATTCAATATTTGATTTAGAACAGGGTCTCTTACAAGTTGTCTTTCAACAATCGGCTCTCTATGTTCTCTCTTTTCAATCTTGGGATATCTGACTTCTTTTTTATTATTTAACAGTTCTGATATTTGCGATGTTCTTTTAGTTTTACCTTGTTGATTGACATTTATTTTGTTTTCAAGCAAAACACTTATTAATTGAGATTTGACTTCTTCTTTAATAAGTCTTTTAATTTCTTTGTTGTTAGCCAATATTTCAGTTAATCTTTGCTTAACAATCTTGTCTATTAGCTTTGCTAATTTTACGTCATCCATTTTTTACTCCCTATAGTTATAGTAATAAATATAAAAAAACCAATTATTTTATACCTGTCCATGGAAAAGGTGTTGGGACAGTTCCGCCTGCTGGCAATGGCACCAATGCTGTATTGATTCCCAAAACAGTATTTGCATGTATCTTAAAACTAAAAATTAAATTCTTTGCTAAAACTGAAGGATCTTTAGTATTTTTAATAGGAAACTTTATCGGTGTCCCTGGAAATGTGACAACATTTGTGACAACTGAAATGGCTCCCGGTGGCGGAACAATTGTTTGCATTTTAACTGTTGTCCAATATAAAACGACTCCAGCTGCAATTTTCTTTGAAACATCATCAAGCGGCTTTCCTCGTCTAGCATCTAGTAATGCCAAATATATATAATTTTCTAATAAAGATTTGTTTGCAGACAATATTCCATTTCCATATTGTTCTTTGCCGGTCTTTATATATGTATCATATTTATTTGCAAGAAATTCAGCTAAATCTTTTTCTGATTTTGCTTGATAACCCTTTAAATATGAAGTAATCTGGTTTTCAAATTGTTCCCATAAAATTGGCATATATTGTTTCTCTAAAATAAAATATCATTGATTGTGAACAATATCATTGTCAGTGATATTACAACGTCTTGTTTTGTTTTGACAAGATCTTTCTTAATTTTGCTTTTATTGCTGCATATTTTGGTGCGTTGTCTGGGGGTGCACTTGTTCCTGCTCCTGTCAAATGAGTTTCTTTAATCAACTCAGACAATAGCTCATCTAAAAGTTGAAATAAAGTGTCTCCCAAAACCAAGGGTTCAGTAGCATCTTTTCCCAAAATAATTTCTTTACTATCAATATAAGTTCCTACTTTAGCTGTCACATTTAATTTGTCTAAAGTTGTTAGACCAATATTTTCAGAAGAATCAATAGCAATATAACCATTAGAATTCAAGACAATTCCTTTGTTTGCAAATTGCATTAACTCTTCTTTTTTTACATTGAATATCATTCTGTCTGAATTTATAATAACTTGATTGCCCTCAAATGTGCTTGGTACATTTCTTGCTGATTTTAAATAATAACTTTTTCCCTTAGTGACAGGGTTTAACTCAACCACTTCATCACTCGTGATCCATATACAATTTCTGTCATCATTGATATTTTCTACATAGGGTTCCAATAGACTTGTTTTGTCGACTGTGTTAGACTGTCCCGTAGTGATTTTAATTGTGGGTAGATTAGTTTCTGGATTGTTTCCAAGTCTTATGTTGTTTCCAAATCGCCCCCTTATTATAACATCACCTTCTGTTGGCAATAAAGGCTTTATTGTTGCATTGTTTTCTTTAAATGTGTTCCCTAGTGATTCATCACTTTCAGATTGACGTTGAGGAATGTTTGATGTTGAAACTTTCTCATATTGTTCAGCATTGTCCTTGTTAGCATCAGTAGTCGTTTCATTGCTTTGAACAACATTATTGTTTACACTGTTTGAAAAATTTAATGAATTGACATAAAAATATCTTCCCAGAAACTGAATAAGATTTACAATTTCTTTCTTTATTGGATATTGTATTATTGATGAGTTAGCAGGCCATGCCCAAATTAATATATCTTCTCCTGTATCTTTTTGTCTGTCCAGCAATCTAATTTTTGCTTTACCAATATCTTCATTGATCTTGAAATTTGGGTGCTCTTTAGAATATATTACATCAACAATCTCACCAGCATCAAACTGATAATATTCGTCACCTCCACTCAACCCAGACATATAGTTGCTAATACCACTGTCATTATATAAACTAAATCCAGACTGATATTGTAGTGAGGCACCTTCAAGTTTCGTTTTTCTTCTCATTGTTTTCTTCTTTAATTAATACAACTGAGTCTACTGCTTTCTTTTCTTCTATCTTAATTTGTTTCTTAGCTCTTTCAACCATTGTAGACAAATCATTGATTTTGTTGTCAATTTCTTCTTCTGTCATTCCTGTGCTTAATCCACTTGCTTGCAGAATTTTTCTTTTCTCTTCCATTGGCAATATTTTTTCAGGATCATATTCATTTTGTGGTTCTTTTTTGTCTAAAATCTTTTGAATTATAGCCGCTAATTTTACAAGTTGCTCATCATTTTTTACTGAAATTTCTAAAATTTCTTTTATTATAGGCAACAATAATGAAGCACTTGAAACATCTTTTAAAACACCCTTTGAGGCATCTAAAATTGTGTCAATTTTTACTTGTTTACTTATTGAATTGTTGTATATATCTCTAAAAACATCAGACAAGCTTTTGTCGTCGAAAATTTTCGTATCTTTGTCTATCATAAGTTTCTTATTAAAAGTGGATAAAAATAACACATATATAATAAATATATGCTTTTTCAATTTTTAAAATAAAAAAGCCCTCCGTAGAGGGCGATATTTACTTTCTTTTTTGAATGCTTTTAGTTTGAGTAGGTTGTTTTACATTCTGCTTTGTGTTTTGTTGTTTTGGTGCTTTATAATCATATTTTTGATTTTGTCTTTGCATTTGTTGTTGTTTATTGTTTGTCTTGTTTGGATATTTGAATGTTTCATTGTATCTTTTTTGTAGATTTATATCTTTGTTCAAGACATTCTCTTTTGTTATATATTTTCTATTTCCATATTGTCTTAGCCCATAATTGTTTCTGACATAATGTCTTGAATAATCTCTATAATTATAATGACTGTGATAATATGTGTGAGGATAATAGTAATAAACAACATACCAGTTGTTATACCAGTAATAATGATGATTGCACCAATGATTTATTGTCACATGATAAGTGCCACAAGCTGGACAATAATACATTTCATAATAACAATAATCACAGTAAAAATTGTAGTCTATGTATACACATACATCTGTTTGTGCATATGTATCTGTAGTTTCAAGTGCAGTATAACATCCACTAACAAAAAATGCAATCAAAGAAAACAATAATAATTTTAATTTGTTCATTTGTATACTCCTGTTTATAATAATAAGTATACAAACTGTGCCATAAAATTGTTTTATTCTAATTCACAATTGACAAATAGAGTCTTATAAAATATACAGTGGGTGTCCTTATAATAGCATAAGCAATGCAATCAATAAAGCAACAAATACTTTTGAATATGTTTTGTCAACTTGTTTGGGTGTTATTTCAATGTGACCCGATTTCATATATTGCTCTCTTAGCTCTTTGTAGACAATTCTAATTTTATCTAACACCCTAGTAATATGCGTTGCTTTATAATTTGTCATATCTCTTATCATAATGTAAATATTCTTTTTGCTAAAATTTTCAATAGATTCATAGTTTTGAAGCAATTGAATAACAGCATTTGCTATCTTTAGTTCACGCTGCTTTTTAAACATACTATCTAAATTGTTTTCTAAATAAACTATCACCTCATTTATAAATTGTTGATTGTCTTCTTTTATATTTTGATTTGCAACATGATGATCTTCTATTTCTAAAACATCATGCTCATCATTGTCCATATATTCTTCTGAATCAATGCTCATATCGGTTTTTAATTTTTTGTAATTGCCGACATTATTAATAATTAGATAGTTTTTAGCTGCCTGACCAAAATATGAATATGCCTTGCCTCTTGTTGCATCATATTTGTCTAAATTCAATATTAAATGAGAAACAACGTCTGCTTTTTTATTAGCAAACTTATCAGTTATGTATGGAAACTTAAATGTGTTGATTATATTTTCTGCAAGTTTTTCTAATGCATATTTTATATATTCATTGTATATTTGATTTCTAACTATTGAATCTTGTTCTTTGTTGTAACGAATAATAGCCTGTTCTACTGTTTCATCAAAATAAAACTTATTTCTTTTCTTCCTTTTCTTCATTTGTCCCCTCTTCCTCTATGATGTGTGCAATCTGATTATTTAGTTCAGTAATCTGAAATTTGAGAGTTTTAAAGAACCAACCCACATCATCATCGGCTTCAAATATTTGCAATCTATCAATGTTATGAAGTTTGTCCAATGAAAGTTGCATCCAATTTATGATTTTATTTAAAGTGTCAACATGTATTTCATCTGCTTTTTCAAGCATCATTTCACATGCTTTAACTTTGTTCATTTGATTTCTGATTATATAAGCTGCCACCATTAGCAATATAACCAAAACAACAATTATGTATATCATGCCCTCACCCTTTCTTGAAAAAATCAGCTGCAGCCTGCTTTACAGCATCTGAGTCTACATTTATTTCTTTTTTCTTTTTCTTTTTTGCTTCTGTTTTTACATTTGATTGTTTCCACAAATCTCTTTCAATTGACATTGCCATCATGTCTGCATGATGCAAAATAATCGGCAGGTTGTCATCTAATTGTTTGTATTCACTATAACCCTGTAAATATGCTTTATTTCCCTCATCATACATACCATCATGAATCAATATTGCTATTGTTTCAGTCTGAGTTAAAGTTATTCCATATTGATTTAATATATAAATACTTCTGTCTGGTGTTGACATGAATCGAATTTTTGGATTGATCATGTAGATTTCACCTCGCTCTTTTCTCCACCTCTCATTGTGCTCAATGTAATATTTTTCATTCACGTCCCCAATCTTTCCCAAATCATGATTGAGAGCAGCAAATATCATTTCTTCAGTAGTATAATTTCTAGAAGCACCCTCCAAAGTCCACAATTTGTCTATCAATACTGAAAATTCTACAACATTGCACACATGAACCATATATCCACCGGGATAAGCCCCGTGAAAATATTCTTTATAACTTGCAGGACAATATAAAATTCTTTCTTGAAAGTCATTATAAAGTTTTAATAACTTTTCTTTTCTTTCTCCAGAAAAATTTTCATTTATGACTCCAATTAGTTTGTCCCATATGTCTACTAATTGCTCAGCAGTTAAATCTTCCATATAACCCTCCGTTTTTTATTTATGACATCACAGCATTCGCATAGCGCACTGTTTCAGCAGGCCAAGCAGACCGCGGCTTTCCACTATTGTATCTGCCTGCAACAATATACCAATCATTGTACTGATTATGTAGCCATGCTATGTATTTTATTCCAATTTTTGTATTTAATCTAATATCATTCAACAAAAGTTCCCTTGTAAGAGGAAAATAATCATCATGCATATCTTTTGCAGTAGAAAATAATACTTGCCATGAACCTAAAGCATTTGCAGTTGATGTTTGTTTTTGTGTGTATTCAAAGTGTGAAGGCCCTCTGTAGCTCGTTTCTTGTCTTAATATTCTAAATGCGAACCACTCTGGAATATCATATATTTTGCAATAATACTTTGTCCAGTAATATAATTGAACACATGGAGGTGACTTTTCAAGTAAATCATTAAACACAGCAGTTTTATCTACAGCGTCATTCATTCTTGACATTGGATTAATCATGTTGCCCACTGAGGCACACAGAAACATTGTAATTATAAATGTATAGTAAATTAATTTCATTATTTTTTCTCCTTCTTAGTTTTATCAAAATACTGATTATAATTCAATTGATCAATTTTCATAATCTGTAAATGAATCGTCTTACTTAAAGAATCTAAGACGTAATAATCAATGGTATTTGATTTTCTATTCAATAACATAAAATCACCTGTCTCAATCATGTAGCCGACTTGATAATCGTCTAACGACAATATTTTTGTGTTATTTGTTGTCTTATCATTTCCTTCGAAAAGCGAGGCCGCATATGGAAACAATAATATTAATATAATTAGTATTAATACTACGATAATACTGTTTTTTCCTTTTTGCATAAAGAACCTCTTTGTTGATGTAACATTTTCATCTTGATGCGTCATATGTAATAACCCTTTTTTAAATGGTGGACTAGGTCGGAATTGAACCGACGTCTTGATAAAACTAAATTCAAGTCATTCACAAGCTTAGTCGCATTTTTCAGAAAACCTTGTCGACAAAAACTCTCCATTCATTTTGAACTTTGAAAAGTCATCCTTTTATAATTGTTATTAACATTCGGCTTCAGTTAATACAATGCTTACTTTTTTACCACGCCGGATTGTAAGCACCGACGGTTTCGACCTTGTTAGGCTAAAACTACTTCTTCAGTAGCACCTACGAAAGCAAGTGCATCTGCAAAAGTAAATGAAGATTTCTCTTCTGCGTTTATTTTGTTTTGAATTGTTAAGGTCATATCTTACCTGCTTGCACTCTTATTCCCATCATTATCAATCGATGCCATTACTAGCCCAATTAAATTTTCCCTATTTGTTTTAATATTACAACTTCACTACCGTCTTCAGCTTCAAGTTTTCCATTTTTAATCCAATTTACTACTATATTGTCATATATTTCTTCATCAATCTCATATCCTTGACCATCAACATATTGTTTTGGTGTCAAGTTCAATATCTTTTTCATATTACTTTTACTGTAGTTTGGATATTCATCAACCAAAAAGAAATGAGCTTCTAATGGTGTTTTAAAAACACATAATTCTTTTCCTTCAACAAATTTTCCATTACCATTAAATATATCTTCAACTTTTGTTAAATAAATGTTTCCGGGTTTTATCTGTTTTGGATTAATTGTTTTTTCTTCTTTTATCAAACTCTGTAATTTCATTTATTTTCTCCCTAAATGTATAAATATTAAGTTTTTTTCAAATTTTTATAAATATTAAATAAACCTATCAAAAGTAAATCTGTGTTTGATAATTTAACTATTTCTTCCAATTCATCTTCATTTACCCACAATGTTTTTGAAGCAGCTTCATATTCTGTTCCGTCACCCGTAATTGCCGTAGGTTCATAATCAATGATGTCAAGTATTACTATATTTGTTCTTGAAGCAGTTATTTTAGCAACAGGAATGTGTTCCTTTGCCCAAAGAATACGAAAATCATGTAATGAAATTCCTGCTTCTTCTTTCAATTCTTTTATAACGGTTGATGATGTGTCTTCACCTTCATCAATTTGACCTGATATTACAGTATAATATAACTTATCACCTGATTTATCTTTTATGAAATATGGAGGGCAAAATTCTTTTCTTATTCCTATTTGCCCATTTAATATTGGAAAAATGATAACACCATCCTTTTCTAAAACAGCTTCATAAGGATGATCTTTGGGTGAAACTATTTTTATAAACTTACCTTGCCATAATACTTCAAAATCCATTATTTTCCTTATGAGTTTGCTGGTGGTATATGCTCAATTATAAAGTCGTAATATAGTCTCTCATTATCACAATGTTCAGCTATACTTTGTGATACTTTCAAGTTTTTTGTTTGACTTACAGCAACATTGTAAGCATTTTCAAAATCACTTTCTGTCATTAAACTTTGAGACACTAATATATTTTTTATTGCTTTTACACTGTGTAATAAAATAAAATTAGTGTTTATCAATTTTCTATGTTCATTACTTAAAATATCAATTGCCTGAAACAACTCATTGAAAGAAATGGCAACATTATCTTCAAATTGATGACCCGGAGATGATATTATTTTTTTTAAATCTTTTTTCATGTTTATAAATATAGTTTCCAGCCATCTTTTTTATATTGATCAAATTTTTTGTATTTAATTTCTTTAATCTTTTCATCTTTTATAATTTTGACCATATCATTTCTACCAGGAATTTTTGGTGCAATATATGGGTCGGGCCTTTCATCTAAATCAGTTATCAATATTCCGTGCAAATGATTGAACTCATGTTGAATTGCAAAAGATTCCAACAATTCAAATTCAGCAATTTGGCCACCGTTCCATTCTACACCAAACCATGTTGGCTCAGGTAAATTGTCAGCTTTAACTTTTATTCTTAAATGTCGACTAATTGGTACAATTTTTTTGGGAATGGACATACAGCCTTCATTAAATTGACTTTTTTCTTTACTCAATTCAATGACATCTGGATTGATGAAATATAACGGCTTGTCTACGTTGATGACAAATACTGATTTATTTATTCCTATTTGATTTGCAGATAAACCTATAGCAACTCTTCCTTTTCTATTTAAATGATTTAATGTGATCAATAATTTAGCAGCAATCTTTTCACCCAATTCTAAAGACTCAACAGGTTTTGTCATGCGAGTTAAATATTCCTCGTGTTCTGGAACAGTCAAGACCCTTTCAGGTCTTGACCAAAAGTCTTCATCCACATTTTCTAAATTATCAAAATACATTATTTACAGCCCCTCCATGTATAAGTTCCATCGGTGTTTCTTTTACCAGCAACTTTTTTGCTGTTATTGAAAACATACTTTAACTTTGGTTGATTGTTAATCAGTGCAGTATAATCAAATCCGTCTGGATCTACTGCCTTAAATTTTCCATTTTCTCCCTGAATAACTTCTGCAACTATTTTTTCTCTATTAGTTGATATTGCCGGGCCATCTTCATTTGCCGGTGTATAATTACTTAATTTTTTTTCTTCTTTTGCTTCTTGATGAATGTTTGCAAGTTGTTCCATTTTTTTCTCCTCTTCTAGATTTTTTTCTCTGATTGTTTTTCGTTTCTTTTTTGTTTTTTTTCGTATTGCTTCTATATCTGTGGGCTCTAATGTTCCTTTTAACTCAGGTTTCTCAACTCCCAACTCATATACCGTTCCGTCTCTGTGAACAAATTGCTTCATCAACCTCCAACCTTTTATATAACCACTGTCAAGTTCTTGTTGCAATTCTTCTTTTGTTTTCAATAACCGAGCTTCAGGTGGGGCAGACATAGTAGTGCATTTCCAACATGTAGCACTTTCAGTCAATGAATCTACCCAAACTAATCGACCACATTTACAATAAAGACTTTTTAAAGAACTATCTTTAATAATAGATAATTCTCGTTCTGAAAGTTTTCCTATTTTTCTAGCCATTATTTACTCTTTTGTTTTATATGTATAATACTAATATAACAAATTTCTGTGACAAAATGAAATATTTTTTAATCTCTCCAATTGGCAGATTTGAATTTTCTGAATATATTGGGTTTCTTTTTGTCTTCCAATGGCATTTCTTCACTCCCTTCTAAAACATCTTGTTTTATTTTTGGTTCTTCTAATAATTCGTCAAAATGTTCATCTACAACTTTAGATGTTTCTGGCTTTATGTCTTCACTACTAATTTTGTTTAAATTAGAAAAGTTTTCTTTATTTAATATTCCCTTAAACTTTTTTGCTTTATTTACAAAGTGTTCTGTAAATTCTGCTTGCTCTTCATGATGTTCTTTTCCTGAACGCTTTAAATAAATCATATTTGCTGCAACTATTAAAGAAACTGCCAAAGGATCAAATACAAAAACTAAAACTAAAATAAACCATTTTACAACATCATCCATTTCCATGTTCAATGCTGATGCTATGTAAGTTAAAGGCCCAAGTTCTCCTTTTATGTTTGCAGACTCCAATTCAACTATTTTTAAATCATATACTCCAACTGAGTCTTCCATAGATGATATTTGATTTTCTAACAATGTAATTTTACTATCACTCAATTTTATATCATCTCTTGTCCTTGTTATTGATTGCCCTCTTGAAGTTAAAGAATCTGCCCTGACTTGATTTGATAATTTTGCTGTAATTTCAATTGCCTTATCTTGTTTTAATCGGTCTCTTCTTTCTTCAAAAAATGCTTTTTTACTTTTTAATATATTTGCTTGTTTTTCTATTATTGTAAAATCACCTTTTGTTTTTTGATAAGCTTCTGATAGATATCCAAATATTCCTGCTGATGTTATTGCCATCAAAACAACTAATGCTACTGACAAATAAGATTTATGAATCCAAGCCATAGTCTTCCAGTATCTATACAATACTGACGCAACTACAATTTTACCTGCTTCTATTGCTCCTGCCATTATTGCTACTTGCAAAAAGTGGCCAGAAAAAGCTGTTGCAATTCCTGTTACTGAAAATAATGCTGCAGTTGCTGCTATCACAAGTGCAGACACTATTACTAAATACAAAAATGGTTTCACTCATTTTCTCCCCTTGTTGATTGATTAACGTGGTAATTCTTCTTTTTCTTTGTCGACCATTTCAATAGCCTGTTCAGTAACCGTTTTTGCACTTTTTAATTTTTCTACTATTTCTTGTGGTGATAACCTTTTTTCTTCTAACCCTCTTATAAGTGTGTTAAGAAAATTTTCAATACTATCTAGTTTGTTAGAAACCTGTGTTTTATATCTCATCATAATTATTCCTTATCTTTATAAATATTAAATTCTTTATAATTTTTAATGTTAAAATTAGCTATTCTATCATTACACTTCTTAAAAATATCCATATCTTTTTCATATCCAATAAAATTTCTATTAGATAATTCACATGCAATTGCAGTTGTTCCGCTTCCCATAAATGGATCTACTATAATATCACCCTCATTTGAACTCAACCTTATTAATCTTTCCATCAACATAACTGGTTTTTGTGCTGGATGAATTTGTTTATCTGATTTAGAATTATATTGTGGGGCAGTATATGTCCAAACATTTCCTAAACCTGTCCATCTAACACGCTTTCCATTCTCATCTAAAAACCAGCCGCGAGGTCTTCCGTCTTTGACGTATGGAGTCACAACTTCTCTCAGCATCTTGAGTGGATTGTAAGTGACTGCACCCCCAAGTTTTGTTGCATAAAAAATATCTTCCCGTTGTGATTTCAAGTGTTTAGAAGCTCCCCTGCCCTTTTGCCTTGCCCACACAACTGAATTTCTTAAATCAACTTTAAAGAACAATCTTAAAAGTTTATAGTATTCATAATTAATTAGTGTTTCGCCATCTCTGCTACAATAAGCCATAAAACTCCAAATAGTTCCACCTGGCTTCAATATCCTAAAACATTCGCTCAACCACATTGAATGAAAATCTTCTGCTTGATGATCCCAATCTTTATAGCCAATTAAATATGGCGGATCAGTTATAATTGCATCGACGCTGTTATTTTGTAATTGATTTGCTAAAAAATCTATATTATATAAATCAGCTTTCATCTTTAGCATCTTCTGGAGCTTTATAATCAACTTCGCCTGTATTTACATAATTTAAAACTGTCTTATTTAATGATGCATATGCTCCTCGTGTATTTGAACTATCAACTGAAAAATGTTTTCCAATTCCAATACTATGAGCATCATCAAACTTGTCCATATCAACTCCCAAATATAAAAACTGCCACCCTAATTTTTCTTGTTCGGCAACCATTTTCTTTACAGCTTCAGGTGTGTATTCTTTTGATGAATTTTCTTCACCATCTGTAAGAATAACAAACAATACATCTTTTTTATCTGCCAACTCATTTATTGTTTTACCAATTGCATCAAACAAAGGAGTATTATTATTTGGCTTGTAGTTTTCAGTGTTTAATTCTGCAACATCAAGTATATGAGCATCAATATATCTTTTTTCAATTTTTGCAGAATTAAATAATATTAACGAAAATTTAATTATCACATCCTGCATTTGTTTTTGTTGTTTAATGAATGCATTAAATCCACCTATAGTGTCATTCAATATCATGTCCATTGAGCCTGTTTCATCAAGCAAAAATACTATGTTTATTTCTTTCATTGTTTTTCTCCTATTATTTTTTTACTTCAACAGTTGAGTGCGTAATATCTTCAAAGTGTGCTGCAGGAAATTTTTCAATAAGTTCTTTCCAAGTAAA